ACGTCGTCGGAAGTAACACAAACCCTGAAGGAGACACAGATGGCAAAGACGATTAGAACGACCCGGGCGGCGAAGGCCGACGCCCGGGGTGCGGCCCCTGACATGCGAGACGTCCCTACGGCGACGTCCTGGCCGACTCCGGCGCCGACGCCGAGCGCGGTGCGGATCGACCTGAGTCCAAGCCCGGAGGCGAAGCAGTCGCTGGAGCTTCGGCAGCAGGCTTCGCAGCTGGTGGTGCTCGACGCCAGCAGCCACAGCAACGCGCTCGAGTTCGTGCGTGGCGCCAAGCAGTTGCTGCGGAAGGTCGAAGACCACTGGAAGAACATCACGCGCAACGTCGACGACCTGAAGCGCAACCTGCTGACGCTGAAGCGGAAGGACACCGAGCCGATTGAAGCGGCCATCGCGCAGGCGACCGGCACGATCCTGACCTACGAGAACGCCGAGCGTCGTCGGGTGCAGGAAGAGTCAGACCGCCTGCGTCGTGAGCAGGAAGAGCAGCAGCGCCAGGAGCGCGAACGCCAGCTGGCCGACGCCGAGGCCGAAGCTGCGGCCATTGAAGCGCAGTCGCCGAACCTGTCCGCGCGTGAACAGAAGTTTGTGGACAGCATCCTGCTCGGCCTATTGCCGGAGAAAGCCTTCGAACGCGCTGGCTACAAGCCGGTGCTGAACGGCGGCAACAAGTTGGCGAACACGCCGAAGATCCAGAACGCCATCGCCACGCAGCAGGCGGCGAAGGTGCTGCGCGAACAGACCGCCGCGAAGCGGGAGCAGCCCCTGGAATACGTGCCGCCACCGGTTGTCGAGACGAACCTGGGCCGCGCGTCCGGTGTCTCGACCCGCACGACCTACTCGATGGAGGTGGTCGACCCGCAGGCGCTGATCGAAGCGTTCAAGTTGAACAGCGTCGACCGCCGCGCGTTGGTGCCGAACGAGATGTTCCTGAACCAGCAGGCGCGTGACCTGAAGGAAGCGTTTGAGTCGGCCAATCCGGGGTGCCGTCTGGTGAAGCGCCAGACGATCGCAGGGTGACCCCGATGAAGTGCCACGCTTGCGACCGCAGAACCACGAAGGGCGACACCTGTGACCCGTGCCTCGCTGAGAAGGCCGCGCACGAAGCCCTGAACCAGTTCCGCTACGCCATCAAGGCCGACCTGGGCAACGGCGTCCTGCACCACGTCGATGCCGGGGTCTATCCCGGCGACGTCGTCGACCTTGCCCAGCGCACCTACGGCTACGAACGCCTGGTAGTCGTCGACACGTTCAACCAGAACCGCATCCTGTGGGACTCCAGGGAGTTGAAGCATTGAGCGCACCCACGCTGCGACCGTATCAACTGAAGGCCGGGGAGGCGCTCGAGGGCGCCTTCTTCGACGCCGGCCAGAACCGCGTCCTGATCAAGAAACCCACCGGCACCGGCAAGACCGTGTGGTTCGCCGCGCTGCTGAAGGAGTTCCCCCGCCTCCGCGCGTGGCTCGAGCAGTTCCCCGAGAAGCAACGCAAGATGCTCGTCATCGCGCACCGCGAAGAGTTGCTCGACCAGGCGGCGGCGAAGATCAGGGCGCAGAACCCTGGCCTGATGGTCGACATCGAGCAAGGGCCGCGGTTCGCCAATCGCTACAGTGACGTCATCATCGCCAGCATCCAGACGCTCCAGGCCAGCAAGTTCAAGCGGCTGCGTGACCTGATGCGGTTCAGCACCTTCCGCATCGTGGTGGTCGACGAGGCCCACCACGCGGCGGCGGCGACCTACCGCACGGCGCTCGTCCACCTGGGCTTCCTGCCGCAGGCTGACGCCAGTGACGAGAACGAGATCGAAGCGGTGACCGACGACGACGTCGCGGTGATGGAGAAGAACCTTGCGAGCTGGGATGCTCGAGCACCGAAGGATCGGTTGCTGGTCGGCGTGACCGCGACCCCGAACCGATCGGACGCCATCGGCCTGGGCTGCGTGTTCCAGACCATCGCGTTCAGCTACGGGCTGAAGGAGGCCATCAACGACGGGTGGCTGGTGCCGATCAAGCCATGGGTGATCGAGACGACCGACAGCCTGGACAACGTGCGAGTGCAGCGCGGCGAGTTCAATCAGCGTGAACTGGCCGACACCGTGAACAACCCGAGACGCAACGCGCTGGCCGTCGAGGGCTGGGCCGCTTACGCCGGCGACCAGTCAACGCTGGCCTTCACGGTCGACGTGCAACACGCGCACGACCTGGCCGAAGCATTCCGGGTGACCGGCGTGACGGCGCAGGCGCTGAGCGGTGAGACACCGAAGGAAGAACGCCGCGCGATGCTGGCCGCTTACACGCGCGGCGACCTTCAGGTGATCACCAACTGCATGGTGCTGACCGAAGGCACCGACCTCCCGCGCACCGGCTGCATCCTGCACGCGAAGCCAACGAAGAGCGCCACGCTCTACGAGCAGATGACGGGCCGTGGTCTTCGTATTCACCCCGGCAAGACCGAGTGCGTCATCATCGACGTGGTCGACGTCGCGCGTCGGCATTCCCTGCAGTCGTCGCCCGTGCTGTATGGCCTGCCGCCATCGCTGAGTCCACAGGGCAAGACGCTGCAGCAGATCGAGAACGAGTTCGAAGCGTTCATGGAGAAGCACCCCGGCTTCGACATGGAACGGGCTGGGCGCGTGACGATGGAGCAGTTGGAGGTTCGGGCGTCGACTTTCAATATCTGGGACATTCCCGAGCTTGGCCCCGTCGGCGCCAGCCTGGCGATGAAGTGGGTGCGCGTCGGCACCGACAGCTTTCGCTTGCAGTATCCCTGGCAGGACGGTGTTGAGATTGTGTCGGTGGCTCCTGACGTGCTGGGCCACTACGACGTCAGCATCACGCTCAGGCCGTCGCACGGCGCACCACCGCGGCAGCGGACGCTGGCAACGCAGATCGACGGCGAGAAGAAGGCGCTGATGATTGCCGAGCAGTTCGTGAAGGACGACCGACCCAGCGTCGTGGGCCTGAAGGGAAAGAACGCTGGCTGGCGGCTGCGACCGGCGACACCTGGACAGATGGGGCTGCTGCGGAAGCTACGGGCGCCGATGAAGCCGAACCTGACCGCCGGCGAGGCGTCAGACCTGATCGACATGGCGAACGCCAGGAGGGCGAGATGATGGCCGAAGAAGAGAACACCGACTACGTGAACCACCTGAAGGAGATCATGGCGCAGCAGGCGGCGACCCCGGCGGCGACCCTTGTTGCCCACGCAACGCTGATGATGGTTCAGGTGCTTGAAGCATCAGGCGTCGAGGGTGCGATGGAGATGATTGAGCGGTGCAGCAGATTGGGCGTTGACGCCATTGAGGCTATCGCTCTGGAACACGCCATGGAAGAAGTCGACCGCGAGAACGAGGCGCTCGAGGCCACTCGCGAAAACGAGCAGTAGACAGAGTGAAGTGGAAGATCGTATAACCTTCGGGCGCAAACAAAAAGAGCCGGTGGGCCTGAAGTCCCACCGGCTCAGCGTTCTGTCGATGGCGCGACAGAAGGCCCAGGAAGACGCAAGTCTACATCCTGTCGGGCCTTCCCATCAAGCCATCCACAACACGTTGCGTTCGTCGGCGCCGGGAGCGTTAAGCCACCGGGGCGCACAGACGACGTTGTCCACTACCGGGTGCTGCAAAGTGGGCGGGCTGGAGCCGAATGGTCAGAGGCCGCAGGGGGTGCTGTGCGACAGCAACGATAGTCTGACCTTTCCAGGGTGTTGTCGTCACGACGCTCAGGGCCACGAACGGACGACGGCCACGGGCTGATCGAATCTGTCAACGAGGCATCGGCTGCAACCCTCTAGGGGAGCCTGTGCCTCGTTGGACTCAGGCGCTAGGCTGAATTAAAAAGCTCAGGAGAAACTAGATGGCAAAGGCAAGAGCGGAGAAGGTTACCGAGATCGATCCGAGAGTTGTGAAACTGATGGCGGCGCTGCGGGAAACCTGCGAGAAGCAGAACGCGATCATGCTCGAGATCGACGCGCTGCTGGCCGGCAAGGCTGGCATCGGCGACAAGCTCAAATCATTTTACGAAGCCTGGGGCGACCTCTGGTCGGCCAAATACCACGGGCGCAGCTACGTGTTCGCGTTCGCCAAGGACGCCGCGCACCTGAAGCGGTTGCTTCGCACCATCACGCTCGACGAGCTTGTGACCCGGGCCGGGAACTACATGCGGAGCGACGACCCCTTCGTGGTGCAGTCGGGCCACAGCTTCAACGTGTTCGTCGCGATGGTGAATCAGTTCGCGGGGTTTATCTCGACCAACGGTGCCGACGCGCCGGTCGGTTGCAAGCACGACCCAGCCTGCAAGGACGACGCGGCCTGCACGAAGCGCAAGCACCGCGAGATGCTCGATGGCAAGTAAGACCGCCACCGCAGAGGCACCGCCGCGTGTCCTACCCCACAACCTGGAGGCGGAACGCGCGGTGCTCGGCGCCATCCTGATCAACAACGATGTGTTCCACGCAGCCGCGGCCATCGTGCAACCCAAGGACTTCTTCAGGGACGCGCACCGCCGCATCTACAAGGCCATCTGGAAGCTGGCCGACGACGACTCGATCATCGACCTGGTCACGGTGAAGGCGCTCATGGAGCAGAGCAATGACCTCGACGAAGCCGGTGGTGCGTCCTATCTCGCGTCGTTGATCGACGGTGTGCCCTACTCGACCAACGTCATTGCCTACTCGGAGATCGTGAAGGACGCCTCGACGTTGCGGTCAATGATCACCACTGGCAACAAGATCGTGACCAGAGCCTACGAGGCCGACGAGTCCGCGAAGCAGATCGTGACGTGGGCCGAGCAGCAGATGTTCGACCTAGCGCACGGCCACCTAACGAGCAAGTTGACCGACCTCCGCGCCGGCACACGGGCGCTGCTCGATGACCTAGACTTCCGCATTAAGAACAAGGGACAGGTGACCGGCATCGACACCGGCTTCGACTCGCTGAACCAGTTGACGCTGGGGTGGCAGCGCGGCGACCTGATCTTCGTCGGCGCCCGACCATCGATCGGCAAGACCACGTTCGTGATGAACAGCGTCACGAAGGCCGCGCAGATGGGCAAGCGCATCGCGGTGTTCTCGATGGAGATGCGTCGAAAGCAGTTGGAGTATCGGATCCTGTCGAGCCTGAGCGACGTCGAACTGACGCGCATTATGAACGGGGCCATCGTCGGCGGCGACCACGCGAAGATATCGAACGCGATGGAGATCATGCACGAACTCCCGCTGTTCATCGACGACACGCCGGCGCGAACCATCTGGGACATTAGGAGCGCCGCGCGGCAGATGAAAGCCGACCAAGGCATCGACGCGGTGGTGGTCGACTACGTGCAGCTGATGCGCGGGACGCTCGACAACCGGAACGCGAACCGCAACATGGAACTGACCGACATCAGCAACCGCTTCAAGGCGCTGGCTGGCGAGCTCGACGTGCCGATCATCGTGCTGTCGCAGCTGGCGCGGAAGAGCCTGGACCGGCCCGACCCGCGCCCGAAGATGTCAGACCTGAAGGACTGCGGCGCGTTCGAACAGGACGCCGACGTCGTCGTGCTGCTGCACCGCAAGAACCACCGCGAGGGAGGCGTGACCCAGGCCATCTTTGAGAAGCAGCGCAACGGGCCGACCGGCACGGCCAACCTGACGCTGACACGCGAGACGGTGACGTTCACCGACGGCGGCGAGGAACCGCCCGAAGCACCCAAGCCGGAGCGCGTTACGCCACCTGGTCGTAGACGCCGGAGCTAGTTGTTGACTACAATGCGAGGCACAAACTAATG